CGTTGGTGAGGTCTTTATCATATTTTTTTACCAAAATGGTAATAAGGTCATCGTTGGTAGCCCCATCCTTCTTTTTCTCAAATAGCTCCTTTTCAAGTTTATCTCCAAAGTTGATACGCTTCTCACCATAACCATTTTCGAGTAGCTTTTTAGCGCTCTTTTTCCAATCTCCATTACACTCCAATATGGTGAAGACATGAGCCAATTTATAGCCTTTATTTGGCTCAAATGGAGTGTTTGTAGAGAAGACAGAGAATAGGCCAAGAGACTTATTAAAAGAACCGGAATGCGAGGATGTGCCACCAGGGCGTAGGTAATAGTCTCTCTCACTATTGCTTTTAACTATTTTCCAACCATGCCCTTCCAATAATCCTCTTAAATCCCCTCTTTTGTTATAATCATCAAAAGGCGAGACTCCATAGTCTTTAGTGCTTGGCCTATGGTGAGCCTCAATGACAACCTCATCAATAACCTCATTAAAAGCACCCATCACCTCAAATAGTTGCATTCTTTCCTCTACACTAAGGACATTAATACCCTCTTGCAAAATGGTGTACCCTTCGCTTGGTGGTGCTACCACATACCCACCCTCACCACGAGTCTCAATAATGCAATAGGTTTTGTTATGTGGGTTTTGCGTTAACTCTTCTTGAGTGGCATGGCGAAGGGCCAACTTTTGATTTCCTTGTATGCACTCGCAACGATAGTAAAGGTGCTTACCATTTGATTTCGTATTGACAATGTGAAGCTTTTGGTAGATGTCTTGAGGTATAGCTTTTTGTATCTCCTCCCAAAGAGGGTAGGTCTCATATTTGGTATCAATGTCAATAACCTCAAGGTTGAAGGAGACACCACCACAAATAATAGCCATTCCTTTGGCTCGTGGGTCGGACATTTGCTTGTCGAACTCCTCTTTTGTTATTTGTCGTGTCTGGTATTCTTTCCAAGGGTAAAGTGATTGTTTTTTGTCATTAACGGCAATAGCGTTAATGCCTAAGTCTAAGTAGTTCATTAAGTAAAAGTTTATAGTTGCGAAAGTATGTCTTTAACTTGAGTAACCGATCTCACGACATGAGCCGTAACACCCATCGCGTTCAATCCTTCTATGTGATGCTCTTGTAGTTTGCTCACTCGGCCTTTATCGGTCTTAACCTCAAAGAATATTACTTTGCCATCTTTTATTGCCATAAGGTCGGGCATCCCTGGTTTTGAGGTATTGATGAGCTTAACAACAAACCATCCCTCATTGATGAGGTGAGCGCGGATCGCGCCTTGTATTAGTGATTCTCTCATATTGTTCGATTGTTTTAAATATTTGGTAAACTACTTGAGGAACTATTGCATTTCCTCCGGCTTTGATTGATTCATTTCTCCATTTAGGAAAGGTAATAGAGTCCAATCGGTCGGAAATCCCATCATCTCCAGAACAAATTGGGGAGACAGTTGGGAAGGTTTGCCAGTCATTTCTCTTGTCATTTTTACTAATGAATCTTGATTTTCCAGACCAGTTACTTTCTCTCCGCAATCCGATGCCATCGGAGTTGGCAGACAACCGCTCCCCATCGCCATCTGTCTCAAACTCATTTGCAAATTGACTCCTTTCTGTTGATGTCTTTCTTTTCTCGTTTGATAAGTTTCTGGTTTCGTTCCTGTGTTCCAATCTTGTGCATTCGGTGTCGGCAACATTCCCATTTTGGCTATGTCGTTGAGACTCGGGCCAAACCTCATCCCGTCCTTTTGTCTTATGTTCACAAAACTTCCATTGATTAGTTTCAATTCCTTCCCGCTGTTCAAATTCTCCGCCATTCCATCCATTGTTTTTGGAGTGGGCAACAAACCAAACTCGGTCTCTTCGGTGGGGTGCGTTGACGGAAACAGCTGGAAGTACAAACGGTTGTACTTCGTACCCTTCAGCTTCCAAGTCAGCTTGCACCTCGTGGAAAACCAACCCTCCTGACCAATTAACAAGGCCGAGAACGTTTTCGCCCACGACCCAACGTGGCTGAACCTCTCTAATCGTTCTAAGCATTTGCGGCCAGAGGTGTCTCTCATCCTCTTTGCCAAGTCGCTTTCCTGCACTTGAGTATGGTTGACATGGGAATCCTCCGGTGATGATGTCAATTTTTCCTCTGTGAATAGTAAAATCTGTTTTGGTGATGTCATCGTAACTAATTGAATTAGGCCAATAATATTTTAATACTTGCTGTCCAAATTTGTTCCACTCACAATGGAAAACATTCTCCCATCCCATCCATTCGGCAGCCAGGTCAAAGCCTCCAATGCCACTAAATAATGAGCCATGTTTCATACCACCTCCATTAGTTTATCCATGAAATTGACTCGCAGCTCTTGAGGTATCATTGATGGCTTTGGCTCAACGCTAAATTCTATTTGCCAATCCTTCTCGGTGAACGTACTAACGCAGAACGTACCCTCAAGATAGCCTCTATGCACCTCACCATCCCACTCTTTGATAAGTGACTCCTCCTCTTTGGTTGAGAGGTCATCTATGTCAATTCTAAATCTTATCCAAAAGTGTGCTCCTTTTGCATAGCCATAAAGATTGGTAATGCCTTGTGTGTTGCTAATAACAGTGGCTTTCCACTCTAAGAATTGATTTGTTTTGTCAACCCAATAGTCTATATCTATTGAGGAACGGAGGCCGAGATGGTAATTAAGTCCCGATGCGTCTACGTCGAACTTTGTCGTTTTGAAGTCCATTTAGTGATAGTTTTAAGTGAATAAACAATTTCTAAAAGTATAAGCAAAAGCCCAGCGATTGGTAAACTTATGCAAAAAAACCAAAAGTAAGCGAAAATTGTCTTTATCATAATCAATAATTAATCGGTACAAAAACCAGCTTGACATCCGGCACCCTCACCAAAATCAAAGTCCATTTGTAAGCCAACATTTAATATTTGCTTATAACTCATCTCCTTTTTCCACCTCTTTTTATCATTCTCTTGATCGGCAAACCATTGCATTTTTTGTGGGTTATCCTCCCAATTTTTACGCAGTTGGTTAATACTTTTCCAAAAACATCCTACACAATTAGAGTCGGTTGGGAAGGTTAAATTAGTTGAATTAGCCCAATTAACAACTTTTGGATGTATAATTTTATCATTTACCATAGGAAAAGCGGCCTCTCTCCACTCTATTTCCTCCCATTTATTGCGTGTACCACGACTACCAACTATGCCTTTAAATGTGTTTTTTATCCTTTCTGCCCTTTCCATCTCATCATATCTAATGCCAATGTTCATAATAACTTTCTCATTAATATTCTTATACCACCAATCAAAAATGGGTCTCATTTTCATTTCTGTTGTGCAAAATCTCCACATTTGGTTGGGCAATCCTTTGCCTCCTGTCATTTTTTTATTTACTTTCTCAAATGAGTGACCAGTTACCCAAATAATTTCTTTACCCATCATTTGTTCTAAATCTCGCAAGACTATTAGTGTTTTATCATCCTCGGCTGTTGCGACAAACTCTTTACCTATCTTATTTGATACATATTTAATAATAGAGTCATCTTTAGGCTTACAAGATATGTCTTGTATTGTAACCAATGCAAATATGTAATAATCGGCGGGATAGTGAATAGCCATGTAAGAGCTTGTCTTACCACCGGATAAACTGTTAATTTTTATCACAAAAAATCATTTTTAAAGTACCTAATGGTATAATCCTTCTTATCACTCACCGCTTTGTGTATTTTATCCTCAATGCCATTTACCGAAAATAGCCAATGTACCTTACATTCCAACTCTTTATCCCTTGTTTGTATCCTAGCCCTTGTCTGCCAATAGGAGGTAGCTGAAAAGTCTATATTATACATTATAAGAGCCTCTGCAGATTGTAAGTTGATACCCTCCCTACCACTTACAATTTGCGAAATGAAAATACCCCTACTTGCCCTTTCAAATTCCATTGCATCGTCAAAAACTGGTTCATCAAACAATGTCTTTAGTAATAAGCCCTCTTGCTTGAACTTATAAAAGATAGCGTATTTTTTAAGGTATTTAAATCGTTCTTTTATATAATCTACCTTACTATTATCAATAATACGACTCTCTCGCTCCGGCTCATCAATGATAATGGTACCACTATAAATTTGGTGAAGCTTTTGCATGAGCTTAACGGCTGTCTCGCATATCACCTTATCACCATCGGCATTAGTGACCACTTTGTCATTTTTAAGCCTATTTGCGAGTCTATACGTTGAGTCCATCATTTTCACATAATGTATCTCCTCATCTACAAAAGATGTAAACCCAGCTTGTTCTTGGGTGAACGAGATAAATAGGTGTGCGCAATGCTCTCTAACCTTTTGATGGTCGGCGTTCTTATAATCATTGAACGATTGTCCATTTATCATCACTTTCTTGATCGCCACAAACTCATGCGCCCATTTGTAGAAGGTAGGCCACTTTTTGAAGGGAGAGAAAGATGAGATAAAGAACTGGTGGTACAATTGACTATACGATTCTGGTGATGGAGTACCAGATAAGTATATAATTTTTTTATCCTCACAAATCCTTTTAAGCTCCTCGCACCTATTACTTTTCATTGGAAACGCTCCGATGCTATGCGCTTCATCGCAAATGACCAAATCATACTCATCTTTAACCTTGTGCAATTGCTCGTAGTTTACCACATTTAGTAAAATTTGATAACCAAGGTCTTTTGCTTGTAATACAATATCATCAATGGCTTTTTTCTTGGTCACAAATAAAACATTCTTAGCTCCTGCTTTGTAGGCAGTAACTATAGATGTAAGAGTCTTTCCGGTTCTTGGCTCCATTGCTAAGTAAACCAATCCATGCTCTTTTAGTATTTCAACCGCCTCATCACTAATTCTAACTTGATAGTCGCGTAAGGTCATAATACATAAGTTTTATCCGGATTCTCACCACTCCTTGGATTGCGCCTATACTCGTACTTAGGGAAAAACTCATCAAAGCTCTCTTGGTGAGCCCATATTCCTGGGAATATCTCAAAAAACCATTTACCATCCTTTAGAGCCCAATGCGCATTTTTACGCATTAGGTTCTTTTGGATGTACTCGGTTACCGAATTGGTAATTTTCATTTTTTATGAGTTAATTCGTAAGAAAATTTCTTTGGCTTAATGTCATCGTTTATGCTTTTCCATAGCTCATAAGTGGCATTGAAAAGCTTTATCTCTTGTGTTGTGTCCTCTTTGCTTACGAATTGCCAACCCACTCCTTGAATGTCTCCTTTCTTTCCTCTTGTCCTTGTTTTAGCATTGAGCCACAAAATAGCTACCTCATCAACGAGAACTCCACCTTTTGCCAATAGCTCACGATAGGCGGCAAGTTGCAGCCAATAGGAGGGATAGATACTACCAGAGGTCTTAATGTCCACAAGATAGGTCTTACCATCAATACTTAGGATACGATCAAGAGTCCCAGCATAGCCAAGCTCACTACTTACCATGTGTACTTCTATCATGTCAATATTTGGCTTATGGTTCTCGGTAAAGTCAACATACCTCTCAAACATACTCCATTCGAGCATTTTGTACTTTGGACGGCCATTCTCATCAATATAACTAACCTCTTCACCACTATCATACCTTTCGGTAAGCTCATGCACCAGGCTTCCTCTCCTTCCGGCCTCATCACGGATGGCATCGGCATCGCCTCCGACATCTTTAAGCCATTTAAAATAAGAGGCATCTTTAGGGTATGCTTCTAAGATTGTTGTGACGGATGGAACGTAACCACCCTCACTTGTGCCATAAAAACGAGTGTCAATAAACTCAATGCGACCTTTCTCTTGGTCAATGTTAAAATTTTTCATGTTGCTTAATTTAATGTTTAAAAAATGGCCGACCATGCTCGGCTAACACATTGGATGTAATTAAAAAGGAAGGTTAATAATACTTTTTGCTTTTTGATAAAGCCATTCAATTCTATCGGTATCATCCCATTGCTCCTTGCCTTTGACCTTCACTTTCACCATGTCTGGCATCCCTTTAGGGTTGTCTTTGGTATAGGCGTGTTTAATGGTTTGACCACTTTGCTTGAGAAAGATAACCGACTTTTTCTTGTCCCCATCAATGATGAGGGCGGGGTTAATCTCTACATTTTGCCCAAGGTCAACATTAGGCAATGTTTTGAGAAAGGTGGTTGAGTAACCAGAGGAGAAGTTCATCTCTAAGATACACTTTTGGTCACTTCCGGCGTCTTTGATGGTAACGAGTAGGAACTTGCCATAATCGTTCTCTTTAATGTCAAGATTGACAATATGACCCATTACTCCAGTAAAAAATAGCTCATGCACTTGTTTGCCAGTTTTTGTGGTGCGTTCAATGGCGTTTGGTGTTCCCGCATCAACGCGGCGGCAGAGCTTACCATTGCTAATAGATAAAAATACCACGTTTTGTCCTTGACTTGAATTTGTCAACATTTGTATTGGTTTTGGTGATTAAAAGAATGTTTTGATAATATCCATTTTTTGCGTGTTTGGTAGTTGGTGAGCATGGTGGCCACTCTTTGTCTATAAGTGTTGTGGTCACTAATCTCTCCATATTTATCGCAGAATTGATCAATTAAAAAGACCACATGGTCAAGCTCATCGTATCCCATTTGATAGATAGCTAAATCAATTTTGTTTACATCATCCCAAAAGGATTTGGGGATAAGATACTTTCGGAACCGTGCCTCTGCTTTTAGAGGTGGTAGGTATTCCCTATTTCTTTTGAACTTAGATATTAAAGATATTATTAGCATTACCGATGCTAACGTAACCAGTATTAAAATTGGCAGCATAGTCCATGAGTTTTTGGGTTATTAAGCGATGGTTCTTGAGTGTTATTTTGCCCGTCTTTTCGGCTCTATTGATAGTGCCAATAGATAGCCCCGTCATGTCGGCGAGTTGCGTTTGCGTTAAGTTTAATGCTCTTCTTGTTTGTCTAATATCCATCTTTTAAAAGTTTAGGTTTCCGGCCAAGACAAGGCCAAATGTGAGAATTGTAAGTACAATCATGAGGTAAGTAAAGTCTTTGTTTTTCATTTTGTGTGTTTTTTAGTGTGATGTAAAACTAATCAAACTTTTGATATAAAAAACTATTTTTAGTAATTTTTTTTCTATTTTTTGTAAGTTATTGATTATCAATAACAAAAAAAAGCCCCTTGTAGAAACAAAGGGCGAAAAAACACTAAAAAAGCAACAATTACTGACTTTGTAAAGGTATTGTATCCTTATTATCAACCCGTCTATAACCTTCGTGCCAAAGGGTGTTTGTCAAAATAATACTATTCTTTACGACTTCCTCCTCACTATCCATTGGGTATAAAATATGCAAACACTCATGTATCAAAATCTCAAGGTGCTTCTTACCCTTTATCCTCTCATCCAACTCAACCAATCCCTCAGAGTGAGCCATGCCCCAAGCCTTTTGCCTACCAAGCTTTGTATATTTAACCTTTATCCTTCGCATACTTTTTATATATCATGAGTAGTGACTCATCATCTATTCTCTTGCCTCCTCTAACCATTGCCAACATCTTTTTAATTACTTCCAAATCCTTGTCCAGTCTCATAAATAAAGTACAAAGTAGGGCCTCTTGTTCATCTATCTTCATATTCTTTCTCTATTAGTATTTGTAAATAGTGCAATGCTTTTTTTAAATCCTCTAATCCGTTCTTATGTTTGTGTCTCATTACATACTTAATGATATTGCCCTCAATGAAACCAATCTCATTGTCATAAATAAAATCAATTGGTTGTATCTTATGCCTCTTATAATGAGAGCCTCCTTCTTGGTGGTCTAATGCACTCATAATACTTTCCCTTTAAAAATCCTCTTGTTTCTTACATCAAAGCTATCACCATCAATGTCAACCATTGCAAAGCCGTGATTCCATTTGTTAATTGGCAAGTAGGCAGGGTTCAACTCGGACAAACATCCCAAAGAGAATGTTGTCACTATTTCCCCATTCATATTGCTCTCCGTGTGTTCGCTTGTCTGGTGGTTGTGGCCTTGCATGGCACTAACCTTACCTCTTAAGAACAAACCACGAGCAATATTAACAGGGCTAAAGACCGATCCACCAAACTCGTGTCCGTGGATGATATTAAGAGCACCAGCTTTAATGATACGCTTGTCTTTAATTATCTCTATTCCTTCCGCTCTTGACTTGATGATGTTCTCAAGCTCAAACTCATCTACTCCATTTAACTCCCCCGCTTTCATCCAAAGGTAATGAAAGTAGCGCTCCTCGTGGTTACCAGTCTTAAAGTAAATTTGACATTTGAACGTATCTTTTAGTACATCCATGAACTCTTTAAAAGCCAATAGCTCATGTGCAAATGACCTGGCTTTTGGGTCTTTCACAAAGCGGCTCAATTGGAAAAAGTCAATTGTATCTCCATTGAGAAGGATAGCATCTGGCTTCTCCTTTTTTGCGTAGTCAAAAGCCGCGGTTAAAGCGTCGATTGAGTGATAAGGTATATGAATGTCGGAAAGTACCAATAATCGCTTGGCTTTAATTACATATGGCTCATAATTAGCCTCCTCCGACTTAGGTAGGTTGTATGGGTTGCGTGGTCTTTCATCTACTAATTTTCTAACTCTATCTCCATTTTTACCATGCTTACCTTCAATAGCTCGTAGAGTATCTCTTGACCTTTCAACAGTATTAAATAGCAATGGGTTCTCCTTTTGCATGATTCTTGCTAATTTAAGGGTAGGCATCTCCCAACCATATTTTTTGCGGTATTCCTCGGCAACATTGGCTTTGCTAAAAAGTGGGTTGTTCGCCATATTAAGGGGTTTTAAAGTACAAGTTAGCCTCGGCCTCTCGCCTCCTCGTAAGCCCATTTAATACTTTGCCACTTGATCGGTTCCATTTCATGAACTCTTGCCTAATGGTGGGGTCGTTTGGGTTGGCGTTCACTTTCTTTAGCAATGTGCTACCGCTAAAGTTGCCAATGCCGCAATTATATGCAAAAGAGAGTAATGCCGACCTTTGGTTGTCATTTATATGCGATTTGATATACTTAGCCATCCTATTGGCAAATTGCTCGGCTACCTTTGCGAGTAAGAAATCGGCTCTATCTCTTGTTATTTTATCGCCCATAAGGACTGGCTTTCCATCCTCATAGAAGGTGTTCCCGAAGCCAATTGTGACCTTTCCGGCAGGGCATTTGTAGGCGCTTAGACTCAATCCCTCAAATTGCTTAATAATGTCCAGATTAAGGCTCATTTTTTAAGTTTTAAGTACAAGTAAGCACCTATGCCCAAAAATACAACTATAAGCCAACCAAAGGCCTTATTTGCCCTTCCTTTCCAATTGTCAGCCTCTACTTTAGAACTTGTGAGCTCGGCTTGTAGGATGTTGACCCGTGCATTATCAACTATGTATCGTTTGATAGTATCATGGATGGTGAGCGTTTTTGTCACCACATTTGTACTCCACTTAGTGATATAAGTAGTATCATTGAACACCTTAACCTCCAATTGCTCATCCACAATGGTTAAAGTGTCCACTTTTATCGTTGTGTCGCTTTTGGTGATAATAGTTGTATCGTTAGCGCAAAGCCCAGCCTTAATAACCTCTTTGGCAACCTGGTCAAACATAGTTCTATTATTTAGAACTTTTTTAACCGGATTGCAAGAGACAAATAGTAAGAGTATTAAGCTAATTCTTATCATCTTTCCTGAATATTTTCTCAATAGAGGTAAGGCCAAGGCATCCAAACGCAAGAGAGGCTACCGCATACACGAGAGCCTCACTTGGTTTGGTTTCTTTAAACGAGTTATGGTACATAGTAACGCAAAGCATCACTACGCAAAGGAAACCGCAAAGTCTTTTCATTGACAAGCGGTCATTATCCTCGCTAAAAAATTGCTTCATTTGTCCTTTATTTCCTTGATCAGCCGATAAATGTTATAGGCTATCGTGGTCATACCCGCAAAAATGGCTACATAGGCTCCGACCTCGTTGACATTAATATCGCTCCATATTTTAAGCACGATAGTGCCTATGCACATACCAATACTACGTTGGTCAACGCCATGTATCATTTTATTGAGGTTTTTCATCATTAGCCTTTTGCAGCTCGGCCGCTATGGCTTGATTGGTTTCTTGTAATTTCTTTTGCAAGAATTCAATTTGAGCGAGAATGTCGTAGGCTTCCGCCTTTAGTTCTACTAAGTTCATAGTTTTAAATTTTACTCTAAATTAAGCATTATTTTGATTCCAAGGTAGGGGCAAAGACACAACTTTTGGGTTTTTTTGCTCCTCTATTTGTGCGGTCAAAGAGGCATCTATTGAAGCCACATCCAATCCGCTATTGAGCCATCCTTCCACCATTGTTTCGGTCAGTTGGTCATAAGGCACGAATTGGGACGGGTCGGGTGCGGATACGGATAGTACGGAGTAGGTGTCTGCGAAGTATGACTTATCGCCATCTACCTCATTTGCTTGTCTCCTCCAATGCACATTAAAAACCACATCACTTAAACCTTCGGATGTTGGGTATTCATCCATGCTGCTAATAACCCATTTGAATTGTATCATATTTATTTGTTTTTAAGTTGTTCTATTTCTGCTTTGAGTTCTTGGATAGCTTTAACAAGCATTGGTACAAAAACGGAATATTTTACTGATTTCAATCCTGTTTCTTTATCAGTATCAATCATTGAAGGAAATATAGTTTCAAGCTCTTGTGCTATTACACCTATTTGCTTTTTATCATCTCCTATTAGATTGTAGTTTCTAACCTTAACTTTTAACAAGTCATTAAGTTTAGAAGTAGCATCAATAATGTTTTCTTTTAAACTAACATCAGAAATTGCTCCGTAACTATTGTTTGTATTAGTTACATTACCATTACCAGCTACAAAAAATACTCCAGTACTTGTGTTTGAATAACCTCTTATTAAATATGCAGTATTTGCAACTGATGCATTACTTTGTAAATTTAGAACATAATTTGATGCAGTTGTTGCACTACATATTACATTAAGTCCGTTTTTATTAGCAGTTGGATTTTGAATTGTAACATATCCTGCTTCACTAGTAGTTCCTACAAGCAAATCTCCACCGATGACTGTATTACCATTCTTTGAAACATTAAACATACTTACTCCACCAACCAACAAGTTCAACAACTTGGATGATGCACCACTCGCAGTATTGGTAACTCGGTATTCAATGCCTCTTGCGTTACCTGTGGTGTTCCATGTGGATTCTAAATAGATAATTGGTTGTTCAGTTGCAGATGTAAGTAATTGACCCGTGCCGTATAATGCACTATCAATTTGTGAGTTTAAGTCAGTTACTATATTTCCTTTGGCTTTTATAGCACCATTCACTTCGAGCTTGTAATCTGTCGCAGTAACACCGATGCCGACATTACCAACATCATTTATGTAGAGCCTTGTTTGATAAGTGCTTCCAGTTTGTGTTGTGGATTGCTGAATACCAAAATCTCCATATATAACATGGTCGTTAAGTAATCTCCAACTTCTACTTGATGAATTAGCGGATGCATAAAGAAATTGCAAAAATCCACTTGCAGCAGCATTTGAATAAGTGTATAATTGACCTGCCGTTACGCTTGAACTAAACGTAGCTACACCTGTAACCCCAAAAGCACCATTTTGTATAGATACGAGCCTTGTTCCATTCTGCGAAACAATACCGAATCCTGCGTTTGAACTATACCTTAAATCACCGCTTGTGAGATAAAGTTGTTTGGCTGCTGCTACTGTTACATCTCCATCCAAATATGAAGTTCCACTAACAGTTAGTTTACCAGATGATGTAGTAGTACCCACCATGAGATTCCCACTCGCATCAAGTGTCATCGCTTGGGTGAACGATATAGCGTTTCCTGCGGTGCCGGAGGGGGCGGTGAACAACCTATGTTCTCCATCTGATTGTTGATACAATGTTGCATAATCAGAAGCAATATATCTAAAATCGCCACTTCCATAGTAAGCGTTTCCAAATAAATACATTCTATTTAAATAACCAGATAATGCTGCATTTTTAACTTGAAACCCAGTCAATGTACTCCACGCACTCGGAGTAACACCCAAGCCGAGGTTGCCGGAGTTAGTTAATTCCATTATATCAGCTAAGTCAGCTGCATTAGTAAATCTCAATGAATTACTATTAGCACCTAACTTTATATAAGAGTTAGAAGCACCTGCTGAATATCTACCGATTTCTAATTTACCATTATTATCATCAAGTATTCTTATACCACCTGCTACAGATAGTTTGCCATAAGTTCCTCCGGGCGATGTCGTACCAATACCAAGGCTTCCACCAGAGGTGAGTCGCATTTTCTCAGTATTAGCAGTATAAAAAATTAATGGAACACTCGTTATGCTTCCTAAATTAACATCAGATGCTGTATTAAAAAATGTACCTACTCTTGTACCATTATTTAGTAAATCAATAACACCACCATTTGTGGCATTGT